CGCACCGATCACCGGGCAGCAGCCGCCAGCTCCCGCGCCGCCAGCCCCCGCTGTCAATCATGCCGCCGAGGAGCGGCAACGCATTCAGGCTATCCTCGCGCTGCCCGAGGCGCAGGGACGGGCGCACCTCGCTCAGACCCTCGCATTCGAGCCGGGGATGACCGCCGAAGCCGCCAAGCGGATCCTCGCCGCGGCTGGGGTGGACAAGCCGCCTGCCGCCGAGAGCCCGCTCGACCGGGGGATGGCCAAGCTCCAGAACCCCCATGTGGGGGCGGGGAACCAGGACGAGAACGACGAGGACGTCGAGGTCAAGAAGATCCTGGCGTTCATCCCGTCCCACCAGCGGGTGAAGTCCGCGTAAGGGAAAGGAGTAATCATGTCGACTGCACCAGTACCGAACATTGCGCTCGCCAGCTTCAGCCAAGTGGGGAGCTACGTCAACGATCCGCTGCTCTCCGACGGCCATGACATCACCTCGACGGTGGGCACCGCCGCATCCGGCCAGCCCAAGCGGGTCCGGGGAGAGATCGTCCACCTCGACCGCGCGACCGGCGCGGTGACTACCGCCGTGACGGGAGCGGCCGCGACCGCCGCCAACGCGGTGGTAGCCGAGAACGCCGATCCGACATCCACTGCCGTGGGGGTCCTGGTATACCTCACCGGCAAGATGAAAGCGGACGCGGTGATCTGGCCCCCGGCTGGGAGCCACGCGGCTCACACCGAGGACCTCCGTCAGATCGGCATCTACCTCGAATCGGTGGTGTTCCGCGATGGCCTCACGGTCAAGTCGGCGCCCAACGCCGATGAGGAGAAGGTGGCCAAGGAGCGGCTGGAGGAGGCGCGGAAGCGGCTCAAGGAAGGGAAGGAGGACGAGGAGGCGCCCGACCAGAGCAAGCGGGTCGCGGAAAGCTCCTGGAGCCTCATGAACGCCCAGGAGCGGCTGGAGCACCCCGAGCTGGCGATGGACGCGATCCCCAAGGAAGGCGAGGATGAGGAGACGGATGAGGAGGGCAAGCCTAAAAAGAAAACTCCTCCGACTCAGCCGCCGCCGAAGCCTCCGGAGAAGCCGACCGAGCCGCCGCACCGGCGCTAGTTAATTTGCACTCAGAGGCGCCCGCCCGTAGTTCTGGCGACGAGCTGCGGGCGGGCTAAACCGCAACCAGTTTGTTTACCCCAGGAGGAGGACCGCGATGGCTTTGGATTTTTATTCCACGTCCGTCCTGAATCGCGTCGTCGCCAGCACACTCGGCGATCCCCAGTTTTTGATCGATCGCTACTTCCCGACCGTCCAGACGGAAGTCAGCGAGGAGATCCACTTCGACGTGATCGATGGAAAGCGGAGGATCGCTCCGTTCGTATCGCCGCTGGTCGAAGGCCAGATCGTTGCGCCGCTCGGCTTCAAGACCTTCGTTTTCAAACCGGCGTACATCAAGGATAAGCGCGTCTTTGATATGCACAAGCCGCTCAAGCGGACACCGGGCGAAGCCATCGGCGGCTCGCTCTCGCCCGAGGGGCGGCAGCGGGCGCTGATCGCGCAGGAGATGCAGGACCAGCTCTCCATGCTCAACCGCCGCATGGAGGTAATGGCGGGAGACATCCTCGCCAACGGCAAGACCACCATCACGGGCGACAAGTACCCGACGGTGGTGGTCGATTTCGGCCGCGCGGCGGGGAACACCGTGGTGGCCAATCCGCTGTGGAGCGCGGCGGGATCCGATCCGCTGACGGACCTGTCCACGTGGTCGGTCGCCTCGCTCAAGACGCAGGGATTGATGCTCAACGACGTGCTGATGTCTCCGGACGCCTGGAAGGCGTTCCGCAAGAATCAGGCGGTGATCGATTACATCGACCGGACCAAGGCGCTCACCGCGCCCCCGCCCATCGGGGGCCAGATCACGTTCGGCGAGGGCGGCTACTTCATGGGCACCATCGAGGCGTTCAACCTCTACGTCTACCAGGGCTGGTACGTGGATCCGCTCGATGGCGTGGAGAAGACGATCATGCCCGCCGACTCCATCGTGATGACCTCGCCGCAGCTCGCGGGCGTCCGCGCGTTCGGCGCGATCCGCGACGAGGAAGCCGGGTTGCAGGCCGTCCAGTATTTCGTCAAGAGCTGGACCGAGCCCGATCCCAGCGTCCGCTTCGTGATGCTCCAGTCGGCCCCGCTGCTGGTGCCGTACCGCGTCAACGCCTCCCTCAAGGCGAAGGTGATCTAGCCGGTTCCCCGCCTTACCAGGGACGGGGCTACTCGTGGTCCGCGCGTCTCGCTGGGGCTCCCGGTAGTCGCCAGTTTCCGGCAGAGGCGCGCGGATGGCGGGAGCCGAAGGAGTGGTGATGTCGCTCTCGATCTCCAACCCGCTGTTCGATCAGCATGTCGACCTCCTGTGGTCGAACCTGATCCCGGAGTTCGGTCGGCTGGTGAACTATTGGCCGGGAGGGGAGCCGGATGCCGCTGCCCAGGTGGAGGTGATCTGGGTGGAGGGCGTGGAGGGCGAGGAGATTTCCCCGGGCCGGTACAGCCACATCCTGGTCCGGAACGACTCCCTCCCCGCCGATCCACAGCAGGGCGACTCGGTCGAGAAGGATGGCTCGGTGTTCGACATCGAGCGCATCGACGCCTTCGCCTACCGCTACTCGCGCTGCGTTCTCAAGGGGAGGTACTGAATGGCTGCGGTGCGCTTCAAGGTATCCGTCCCGCAGAGCGGCTCGCTCCGTACTCCCCAGCTCACCGAGGGACAGATGCGGGGGCTGGGCGAAATGATGGTCGACACCCAGAAGGAGCGCTGGTCGCGTGGGATCAACGCGGCTGGGCAATCCGCCAAGCCGTTGCATCGCGTCACGGCCAAAGGTAAAAGGACGTTCGGCAAGCAGCCGATCCGGGATATGAACATGACCGGATTGGTGCGACGCAACTTCACGCTCCGGAAAGCCACCCCGACCGAGATCCGCGCCGAGAACACCTCGCGCGAGGGCCGACGCCACGCGCGGCAGGCGCAGTGGTTCGAGCCGATGATCGGGCTCGCGCCCCAGGACGAGGTAGCGATTGTCGCGCACGCCTACCGCGCTTACGGCCTGTACATCCAGCGAGCCTGGAGGCCGTCGCGTGGTTAACCGCACCGAGCTGCTCAACGCGATGGTGGACACGCTCCGCGCGATTCCGGAGCTGATCGCCCTCCTCGAAGACGGCGCCAATTCCATCACCGCCTACGTCGACCAGAAGCCGACCAAGACCTCGGCGGGTAAAGCGGTCTACCAGATGGGCGACGGGACGATTCTTTGTTCGTGGTCGGGTTCCACCCTGGAACGCTCCGGGGAAACCATGTTAGGCTGGGTCCACACCATAGATATCTTTGCGCGAGCAAAGCGAGGCGGTTCCGCCCTGGAAATCCTCGACGCGCTGGCTAACGGGTACCCCAACCCCGGAGACGGCCAACGCTGGGACCGCTGCCCGCTGATCTCAGGAGTCCTTCCTACCAGCATCATTTCCCAGGACAGAGTGATCGACGAGGAAGGAATTGATTACTTCGTCACCAAGACGGTGACGCAGGAGACAGGAGACTAGCCATGAGCACCGACGTTCTTCCGCCGCCGCCGAAAACCAACGGGCCCAGAGCCGCCCCAGCCAACTGCCCAGCCAACGTCCGGGAAACCAAGATCGCATTCGGGAAGGAGCCGCAGCCCGATCTCGGAACGGCCAATGCTCCCGCCGAGCTGTGGTCCCTCACCAAGACCAACCCGGCGCTCTCCACCGTCGCCGCGAATACCGAGACGAACGCGCAGGATATCGGGAAGGGCGACGAGTTCGCTACCGAGGTCTACCCGACATCGATGGACGTCACGGTGCCCATCGAGAAGTTCGCCTCCTCGGAGTACCTCGCGTGGCTGTTCTGCTTCTCCACGGGACAGGCCACCAAGACCGCTGCGGGCACCGGCTACACCTACGCCGCGATCCCGTCCGATCCCGCCGTAGCTTGCATCAACCTCCCCGCGTTCACCGTGGGAGAGCAGATCCGGACGCCCCCGGATTCCATCGTGGACCGCGCCCTGATCGGCTGCGTGGTTCAGGAGTTCACCATCACGATGGAGTCGGGGCCCGGCCGCGCCAACTGCCGGGTGACCTCCACCTGGGTGGGGACCGGAAAGATCGCCGCGCCCAGCGACATCACGCCCTGGCCCCCCGTCACCACCGAGCATTTTCTCAACGCGGCATCGGCCACCATCAACGTGGGCGGGATCGACTACATCCTCAACCAGTCGTTTGTCCGACTCGAGTTCCGCCTCAACAACAACGTCCGGCTGGACAGCGGCTTCTATCCGGGGTCCGGCGTGGACGCCAACGGGTTCGCCATCCGGGGCCGGATGGAGTACGGGATGCGCGAGTTCTCGCTCACCTTCACCGCCCGCGCCATCAAGGGCCAGCCCGAATTCATGGCGCTGATCACGCAGACGCCGGGGCCGGTGATCATCACGCTCACGGGCGCGGTGATCGCGGGCGTCAACAAGCACGGGATGAGAATCGAGATCCCGAAGGCGCAGTTCAACTCCGTCACCAACGCCGACCAGGACGGGATCGTGACCGTGGACTGTTCCGTGACGCCCATCAAGGACGGGACCAACCCGCTCCTCACCATGAGCGCCACGACCGGCGTGGACGGAATCTTCGGGCTCTGAGGACGATATGTTCGACTCAAACGCAAACTTCAAGCTGGAGAATTTCCCGCTCGCGGCGGGGCGCAGCAAGATCGAACTCCGCTGGCCGACCGACGAGGAGTGGACGCGGCGGGCCAAAGGCCAGCGGATTCTGATCCGGACGCTCGGGCGGGGGAGAAGCGAGTTCGAGCGCGAGCACAACCCCCGCGTCGACCTGGAGGTATTCGAGGCGATCTCGGTCAACGGGACTCCCCAGGTGACGCCGGGGGAAGCCTCGATGCTCCTCGATATGATCGCCGGGTGCGACGTCCAGAACGTGGAGCTGGAGGGGGATCGGCTCAAGGTGGAGATGGAGGTGCAGGGCGGGCG